TCCTTATGCATCCATTCCATATGCTGGGAGTTGCTGGAGTCTTCGGTGGCTCTCTATTCTCTGCTATGCATGGTAGTCTGGTTACCTCCTCACTTATCCGTGAGACAACTGAAGAGGTAAGTCAGAACTATGGTTATAAGTTTGGTCAAGAAGAAGAGACCTACAACATCGTCGCAGCTCATGGCTACTTCGGTCGTCTGATTTTCCAATATGCATCTTTCAACAACTCTCGCTCTCTTCACTTCTTCCTTGCTGCCTGGCCTGTTGTTGGCATCTGGTTTACTGCTCTTGGTGTATCAACCATGGCGTTCAACCTGAATGGCTTCAACTTCAACCAGTCTATTCAAGACCGTGAAGGTCATGTAATCAATACGTGGGCAGACATCCTGAACCGAGCTGGTCTTGGTATGGAGGTTATGCATGAGCGTAATGCCCACAACTTCCCGCTGGATCTTGCAGCAGCTGATTCGACTCCTGTCGCTCTGACTGCACCAGCAATCGGCTAATTATTTCGTACGTTCATCCCTTACGGGACGCATGTTGCCTAAGCATGGAACGGGGCTTAGGTTTATCTTGTACGAACTATGTCTGATCTCGAAAAGCGCTACATCATCAAAGAGTATCACAAAATGCTCCGTGAAGAAAAGGAAGTAGCTCTGTGCTACCGTGGCACAGCATACAAAAAAACTGTTCTTAACTAATTATGCCAGCTCGTAAACGTGCACAAAACGGTCAGTTCCAATCGATGCAATCTAGTAAGGGTAAAGCCAGTGTCACTCCTATGACACCCGGTGATACCGAGGTTGTATTTAAACGCTGTGGACATTGTGGTGATAAAAAGCCAGAATGCCGTAAACAAAAGAAGTGCCTTAAAGGTCTTCTGTAATAGCTTGGGGAGCACCTCAGAGTCGGACTCCCCTTGTATTGGTTAGAGCCGGTACGCCGATACCTCTAGCCGTCTAGACGGTGGGAATAGACCACAAAAATTTTTTCAAACGTTTGAAGTCTGTTTAATACTTTTAACCTTTAAATTAAAATGGCTTTTCAATCTACTGACATGCAGGCGAGCCTGACTCGCCCCGGTCAAGCTAATAGCACGGGTGATGCCCGCGCCCTGTACCTTAAATTGTTCTCTGGTGAGATGTTTAAGGGCTTCCAGCATAATGCGATCGCTCGTGATCTTGTTATGCGTCGTACTCTTACCAACGGTAAGTCTCTCCAGTTTATCTACACTGGTCACACCAAGGCTGAGTACCATACTCCTGGTAACAGCATCCTGGGTGATTCCAACGGTGCACCTCCGGTGGCCGAGAAGACCATCACGGTCGATGATCTGCTGATCTCCAGTGCATTCCTGTACGACCTTGATGAGACTCTTTCTCACTATGACATGCGTTCCGAGATCTCTCGTAAGATCGGCTACGCTCTTGCTCAAAAGTATGATCGTCTGATCTTCCGTGCTATCACCCGTGGTGCACGTGCTGCTTCTCCGATCACTAAGACTAACTATGTTGAGCCCGGTGGTACTCAGATCCGTGTTGGTGCTACTGCCAACGCTTCTGATGCCTATGATGCTCAGAAACTGACCACCGCTTTCTTCGATGCTGCTGCAGCTCTCGATGAGAAAGGTGTGTCTCAAGACGGACGTGTGGGTGTTCTGAACCCGCGTCAATACTATGCCCTGATCCAGGAAGTTGGCAACAACGGACTGATCAACCGTGACGAGCAAGGTGCTGCCCTGCAGTCCGGTCAAGGCATTGTGGAGATTGCTGGTATCAAGATCTACAAGTCTATGAACATTCCGTTCTTCAGCAACTACGGTACCAAGTATGGTACTGGTTCTGCTACCAACCCCGGTATCACCGATCCTGGTAACACCGGTTCGTTTGTTGCTGAGGCTGTTGAAGATGCTGCTAACGATGTTACCGGTATCAACAACGAGTACGGTGAAGAGACCGAATTTGCTAACAGCTGCGGTCTGATCTTCCAGCGTGAAGGCGCTGGTTGTGTGGAGGCTATCGCTCCTCAGGTGCAAGTCACCAGTGGAGACGTGTCCACGATCTACCAAGGTGATGTGATCCTGGGTCGTCTCGCCATGGGCGCTGACTACCTGAACCCTGCTGCCTGCGTTGAACTCATCGCTGGCGCTGCAACCGGTTCTACTGGCAACGCTGCCTTCTGATCTATTCTTATACGGGAGTCTCTTCGGAGGCTCCTTTTTTTTAATTTTTAATTGAGAATAATACTCATTATCAACTATGCCTTACCTATCTACTGGCTCCACTGAGCTTAAAGCTGTTAATCAGATCCTGGCGTCAGTTGGTCAGGCTCCTGTAACTACGTTGACAACTGAAGAAACTCTTATCGTTAGTGAGGTAACCAGGTTTACTGGTTCTATCTCCGGTACCACTTTGACTACTGAAACTGCTAACATCCCTGTCGGTACTTATATCGGCGGAACTGGTGTTACTACTGGTACGTCTATTGCTGTTGCTGGTGTGGAAGCTACACCTGCTACTGATCCTGTCACGTACGAATACACTCTGAACATTTCTCAGACTGTGGCTGAACGTACGTTGACTCAATCTAAGGTAGAGACTAGAGTTGAAACCCAAGCCAACCCGGACGTTGCGATTGCACTCAACACCCTGAGAGAAGTGTCACGTGAGGTACAGAGCGAAGGATGGACATACAATAAAGAATATAATTACGAGCTTACGCCTGACAACAATAATGAAGTTCTAATTCCTAGCGATTTTCTGCAGGTAGATCTTAACATATCCTCTAAACATTCAGGTAACCGTCAGTACGATAGTGTTATCCGTAATGGTAAACTCTACGATAAAATTAAACACACTGATAAGTGGACAGACGAAAGTGTGTATGTTGATATTCTGCGGTATTATGAGTGGGAGCATATCCCTGATGCTGTCCAAGCTTACATCGTAGCACGTGCTGCTACTATTGTATCTAGCCGAATCATCGGTGATGGTAACCAGTACCAGATGCTGCAACAGAAAGAAGCGTATGCACGAGCTATGGCTCTGGAGTACGAATGCAACCAGGGCGATTATTCCTTCTTTGGGGAACCGCAGGGTGAGAATTATTACAATAGCTACAAACCGTTCCATAGCCTGCAACGATAATGCCAGCAGTAACACAGCAAATTCCTAACTTTCTTGGTGGTGTATCCCGCCAAACAGATGATAAAAAACTACCCAACACGTTGACCGAATGTGTCAACGGCTACCCTGATCCTACCTTTGGTCTCCTGAAACGTCCAGGGATGCGTCACATCAATGTTCTTAAAAAGGCAGATGGTACTGCTTTTAGTAAAACAGAGTTAGCTGATGCTGCATGGTTTTTTATTGACCGTGGTGCTGCTGGTTCTTATGTTGGATGCATTAAAGGTACAGATATCTATGTATGGACTGCGGAAGATGGTACGTTCTGTACTGTTACCAATACTGGTACTGCCTATCTGACTGGTGCCAAGCAGTCTGATTACCATTTCCGTAGTATTCAAGATGTTACCATTATTACTAATAAAACGGTAACAACTGCAAAACAAGCGGATGCTACATTTGTAGCTAATTCGCAGGCAACTCTAAAACTCAAGTCTCTTATTGACAGTGATGTACATACCATAAAAATTAAAGGTACATCTGATGGTACAGAGCGTAGCACCACAGCTACCGCACAATCCTCCGCTACGTTTAATAGCTTCCTTACGGGTACACATGCTAGCCATGACCTTTTAGGGGCTATTAAGACGCTTCTGGAGGACCGCCAGAATGCAAGCGATACAGAGTTTGATGGTAAATGGTACCTTAATTCCTACGCTAATAGTATCCAGATTCGACGTACAACTGAATCTAATGCTGTTGTAGTCGATGCTGAGCCTGGCAGCAGTGTTACTTACAAGTACTTCCAGCTTAGCGGTCTCGGTGGCGTCAGTAACGACGCTTTGGAAACATTCCAAGACGAGGTAACTACCATTGATTTGTTGCCGCTAGAGTCATTCCATAATCATACTGTTAAAATCTTAAACAGCTCTACTGCTGACGATGATTACTATCTAAAGTTTGTCGCTGAAGACGGTGTGGGTGGTTATGGTTACTGGGAAGAAACACGGGCACGTGATGTCTCCCCTGGTCTCGATAACACGACTCTGCCACATGAACTGGCTAATACTGGTGCTACTACGTTTACATTTGGTCCTATTACTTACAAGGAACGCAAAACAGGTGACGTTACTACTAACCCAGACCCTTCATTTGTTGGTAAGAAGATTGCTTGTACATTCTTTTTTAACAACAGGTTTGGCGTTTTAGCTGAGGATAATGTAGTCCTGGGTGTAGCCAACGACAACTACAATTTCTTTTACAGATCCGCGTTGACTCAGGTTGATCCGGATCCCGTTGACTTAAATGTATCAAGCGTCCGTCCTGTAAGACTGTTTGAGGTGCTTCCTTCACCACAAGGTTTGTTGCTATTTAGTGAACGTCAGCAGTTTCAACTATACGCTTCAGATGCTAGTGACATTACAAAGGCTACTGCATTAATTCGACCGTTGTCTAATTATGAGATGGAGCCAAATGTCCGTCCCGTAGACATGGGTACCACTGTATCTTTTATCAGTAAAGTACCTGGGTACAGTAAAGTCTTTTCATTGGCGCTACGTGATGTAGAACAAACACCTATTGTTGTAGATATTAGTAAAGCTGTTCTTGAGTGGCTACCGGATACGGTTGATTTTATGCTTACAAGTCCACAAAACTCTCTTGTAATGCTTATTGATCGCGATACATCTTATATGTATTCATACCGATTCTACAATAACGGACAGGAAGATCTATTCCAAGCATGGACTAAATGGGAAGTACCTGGTAAATTACAGGTTGCAGAAGTTTTGAACGATGATGTTACCATTGTATCTCAACATGAAGACCAATATACCTTAGGTATTATTAGTCTGGATGAGCTGCCTTCTGGTAACGTTGTGTCTACATCTTCTAGCTATACAGGTAACGTCCCACTTGATATGGCAACACGTCCTGTTAAACCGCACGCTGATGTTGATGCTGTGGTATATGACGAGACTAATGACATCACTAAGATCTACGTCCCGTACACACCTATTGATGATAAAGAAGCTATCATGCTTCTGACTGTGCCTACTGCTGATGACGGTACAGATGATGAGCTAGACTCAGATCAAGGTTATTGGGCAACAGCTATTGAGCGCATTGAACCTAACACTAACTATAGGTATTTTGAAGTAAAAGGTAAATTTACTGATTATGCTGATGGTATCGTAGTGGGCTATGGTTATGACCTAGAGGTTACAATGCCTAAGTTCTATTTCCAACAGGGTCAACCAGGTGCTGATTATACAGCTACATTGATCATCAATAGAATCCGTTTGTCAGCTGGTCGATCAGGTGCGATCCGTTTCAAGATCAAACCAACTGGATCTAACGAATGGAAAGATGTACAGCATACTACTGAAGCTGGTGTATATCAAGGTGATACTAACCCTGTAATTAACGAACAGATTTTTACTCTACCTATTCACCAACGTAATACTAATTTTGAACTTAAAGTGACAAGTAATTTTCCATACCCTGTATCGTTGGTGTCAATGATGTGGGAAGGTAACTATTCCCCACGATTCTATAGGAGGGCTTGATGTTTAATCCGAAACAAAATTTACTGGATGAGCAGCTCGCCGTCTCTGGTTTGGAGATGCAGTGGATCGGTGCTGCTTTGGCTGGCGTTAGTGCTGTAACTTCAATTGTTGGAGGTATTAAAGGGTCACAGGACGCCAAAAAGGCAAACGACCAGCGCGAGGATAATGCTGAAGCGCAACGAAAAGCAGCTAAAAAACAGGCTAAAAAAACTAACGAATATAATCAAAAAGTATTTCAGGCTGAAAGGCAGAATTACTTTGATAGCAGACAGTTCCAATATGAAACTGCCCTTAAAAACTGGAGATACAACCAGCAGATTAGGGATTACGAATATGGTGCAGTTGTAAAACGGTATGCTAAATCAGTTGAAAACACAGACAATCAGCTAACGTTTAACTTTGTTGCTGCAATGGATGCGTATGCAGCTGAGCAGGCTGCTTTGAATGAGATTATGGCAGAAGATGCTTTTAATCAACAGGGTGCTCTTGTCGATCGTCTTCAGCAGGAAGGGCAGGCTTCAATGGGTCAAGCTGGTGTTTCAAGGCAAAAAGGAATTCAATCCAGGATTGCAGCTGCTGGTCGTAACTCCGCTATTGCAGACGCAAGTCTGAAGAGTTCTGTTGAGCAATCACGCCGCAACATGCGTCAAATTGCTATTCAAAGATATGGTGCAGATCTACAGGCTAAAGCGTCTATGATGATTAGACCTGAAGCATTGCCTGATATCCCTATGCCAGAAATGGGACCGGCTAGAGTCTTTGTTGAGCCCATGAAAGCTGAACCAGGTTTTATTCCAGATCCCATCAAACAAAGTACCACAGCACCACTTCTGTCTGGTATTAGTAGTGCAGCTGGTTCATTAGCAAAGGTAGACTGGAGTAATGTCTTTGCTGGTGGCGGTGGAGATAGTGGTGGAGACAAATACGGTTATGATCCCAAAGGCTCCCAAGGTAATCCGGACGGCGGCACCGAGGGAAGAGAGCGTGAGGGCGGCTATTAACTATTTCTAACTAAACTATGAAACAAGTACAATACAGAAGGGCTGCTCAAGGGGCTGGTTTCCGTCCTATTCAAGTAAGTGGGAATGAAATTGCACGTATGCGTGAAGAAAGCGCCCGTGTTGTGAAAGGTATGCGCGATGTAAGGGATGCTGAAATTAAAGAACGTGAACGTCAGCTCTCTGATGAAAAGGAGGCTCAGCGATTAGAAGCCCGCTTGCGCGACAGAAATCGTCAAGTTGAAACAAAAAATCAACAGCAAGTATTAACAGGTCTGCAGCAAGAAGCCCGTGCTAAAGAACAACAATTCCAGCAAAACCAACAGGATCAAACCACCATCCTAAATAGTATTGCAAGCATCAGTCAAACGGCTAGTAAAGTTTATCAAGAGCAAGTCGAAGCTGCAGAAGATAAAACAATTGCTGAAGAGCTTGAAAACTATCTCCAAAATCCTATTGAAGAGGATTTCAAAGCTCTGCAAAATGAACTGCTGTTAGACACTGATGATGAAAGAAGGCAGGCTCTGCTAGACGAATATCAAATTAACGGTGGCGATCCGCTAGTGGTTGCTAAGTCTCGTAACTTCAGTCCACGTGTTAGACGTGAAATCCTGAAAGGTAAGGCTACTTACTTCTACCAACATAAATACCCAGGACTTCTTCAGGAAGCTATTAGGACGCAAGAGGAACGCCTGGGTCGTCCAATGGACTCCGCTGAACTTGCTGGCTACATAACAGATGTAGGTAGGATTGTTTCGGATAAGTTCAGGACTGAAGGTGGGATGAGTCTGAAACCTGGTAGCATGAGAACTGCTCTAGAGTATCAAGCCAAACACCACCAAAGTATTCTGTCTGGAGCCAGGGCAGACGAAATTAAACATGAAAACCAACGTGCTGCTGACAATGCTCTTACAATTCTGACACAAAATCCTGCAGAATTTGAGAAAAACATTATCCCATCATTTAGAACTATTTACAGGGTAAATGGTTTTGATTATGCTAAGGCACATGCTTGGTACACAAGTCTTGCCACAATGCGTGGTCCTGATGGTAACTTTATGTTCAGCATGGAGCAGCTGGCTGGTACTGTTTTGCAGGAAGGTCAAAAACCGTACGCACAGGAGTTTCCAGGTCGGTATGCTGCTATCCAGCAAGCAAGGCTAGATGCTGATAATAAGTATAGAACTCTCCAAATAAAATCAGAGAACCTTGCATATAAAGAAGCAGAGCAGCAAACCTTACAGTACATCACTGAAAACAATACTCAAGATGTAGTTGACCAAGCTGCAGCTTTCTTTGTTAAAACTTACGGTAAAGTACCTGAAAGCATCACTAAGTTTCAAGAGAACTATACACTTGAAGCTGAGGCTAAAGCAAAGCAAATTGAACAATTTGAGAATATCCCCGATGGATTTATCATTAGAGAAAATGTTGAGGCATTAAAAAGGTTAGACGTTAAAGCTGGTAATGACTTAGATAAGCGCTATGCTGCGCAAGAGGCTAAGTATAACTCAGGTGTTTTTAAAGATCAATCTGACGCTTTTAAAACTACTGCAAACGGCGTAACCAGTTATGGCAGTCAAAAACCAAACGATGCTAACAGTTTGTTTCTCCAGCAAGAAATGCGTTCTGAATACCGGAAACGTGTTAATCAAGCTGTAGCTGGCGGAATGGATTTTACAACCGCAGCTAATACCGTTGCTATGCAACTTACTGATGAAGTCAAAGCTGGTGCTCGTGATCCAAACAGTCTATGGTACCGCAAACCGTCTAAAGCCGGTGGTGCTGCTGATTTCCCAAATCTAACAGGTGGTAATCTCACTGATCTTGAAAAAGCACGTCGCAACTATCAAGGTATCGTTAAATCAGTAGCAGAAAACGGTTTAGAAAAAACTCTAGACACAGCAGAAAGTGTTCTTACTAGAGAAGAGATTACATCTATTGTAGAGGGCTACGGTAAACCTGGTTTTACAATTCCTACTGATGTCCTTGCGGTGTCTGGTATGGGTAACGGTCTAGATCCTTTTACAATTATCAACCGTCAAATTGCAGCACTTGGAGATCCTAACTTGTTACCACTCGAACCACCGGCAATCATTCAAAGTATTAACAACACGATGACTGAACAGCAGCGTAATGATTTGTTCAACGCTGTTAACGGTCCACGTCAACGGCTTCGTACTCTTCAGCAAGTTGCTGGTACTGTTGCACAACCTTCTAATCTTAGAGCAGGTTTCGCCGGTAACAGCCTTAAAAGGTCTTTTACTGATGCCTTGACTTATGAAGGAAACAAAGGTGCTTACCAGCAGGTAGGTAAGTTCCTTCAAGATGTCCTTAAATTTCAAGTAGCAGAACATCCTGACTTTGGTGGTGTTGCTCCTGTACATGCAGGCGACAGTTTCCACGGTTATGGTGAAGCATTTGACATTACACATCAAACAGGTGACTACGATACATCCATCGAAAAGACACGGCAACTTAAAGATCTGATTCGTTCTATGAATCTTTTTAAAGAAGTTATCGGACCTGGCGATGGTGATCCCCGCCACGCAACACATCTACACCTTGGTGGTCTTATGAGACCGCTAACGGCAGAAGACATTGAGACACTAAACTCATTTAAATAAACTATGGAATTCGATCCTTACGAGCAGTTTAGGGAGGATCCAGGTGAAATGGAGCTTTCTCCTGAGTTTCAAGCTCAGTTGGAGCTCCAACAGCAAGCCGAAGAGCTTGCATCTGAAGAACCTCTTACTCCTACGGGAGAACAGCCTGAACCCGCTCAACAACCCGAGGCATCTACGGAGCCTCCAGTAGAAGAAGAAACAGGATTGCAACCAGTAGACACCAGTCCTTTTAGAAACCCAGACGGTACACTTGATCTCGAAAGAATGAGGCAGTACGGTGCTGAGAGTGATATGGACGTAGTGGCTGGTCTACGTGATTTTGGTACCGATTTGCTTAATGTAATTCCAGGTGTCAATATCCCAAAAGCTAATGACTTTGAAAACGAAGTAGCACAATCAGTACGTGACATCACTGCTGTTGTAGCACCTACAATGATTTTTGGTGGTGCAATGCAAGCAGCTGGTGTTGCAGCAAACACCCGAGTTGGTTGGTCAATTGGACAAAATAAATTTGTGCAATGGATTGGTAGCCGTGGTGTAGAAGCCTTGGCTGGTGTCGGTGTCGGTGCTGTTAGCAGTGAGTACACTGAGGACAACCTGACAGGCGGTCTTAAGAAAAGGTTTCCCAAAACACTTGACTTTATCCCAGATAGCATGGCTACCTTGGATACAGATAGTGAGGACATGAAACGACAGAAAAACATCTACGAAGATCTTGGGATGGGTTTTGTTGTTGATTTGGCGTTGGGTGCTTCTAAATTTGTTACCGCCGCTGAAAGAACCATTACTGGTTTGCGTAAATCTAACCAGTTGGTTGGTGAGACACCTGAAGCCCGTGCATGGTTGAAAGAAAACCAACCTCCTAAAGGTTTGGACGATGAGTCTCCAGAAGACATTATTACACGTGCAGCCATTAAGCAAGAGGAAGCTCTTGACGAAGTAGGTATGTATAACTACAGCATGAACCCAGACCTCACCCAACCTATTAAGGGTGTTCATGACATGTACGATTACACCGAGCTTGGTGTCCGTACTGTAGATGATTTTGGTGTTGTTGGTGCTTCTATTGATAGTGCGCGGATTGCACGTAACCTTGATACTGTTCACGGTCGTCTTGGTAATGTTATCTCCGAGCCTGCTCTAAAGTATTCTGTAAGCACACCTGGTGCTGGACAGGACGTTGTCCTTGGTCTTGCTGATCAGCTACACAAAGCTGGTTCTATTGGCATGGAAGGTAGGAACTGGAAGGTTACATTTAAAGATGTAATGGATGCTAACGAAGATCTTGCAATCGAATTGTTTGATCCTCGTATGACTAAAGCAGACGTACGTCAAGTCCTTGAACCTTATATTGTTCGTGGAGAAGACGGTACCGAACGGCTAGTAGAAGACGGCTTCGCAATGGCGTCTAAAATGCTCCGTAACTACGGTGAAGAGCTTACAGGCATGGACGTAGCAAGAGCACAGTCTATCCTTGCTGGAAGCCTTTCTGGACGTGTCTCAGACCTTTCTGAGGGTGCACGCCTAATGAACGGTACTAGCGCAGTACGTGAAGCACAGGATAAGATTGTTGATATGCTTCAATATATCAGTCAATTGTCCGCTTCTGCTAAGTATTACAAGAACCGTAAGGTGGGCTTGATCCAACAGGTAAAGAATGGATTTAAGAACATTGAAGGTTATAACGAAGCTACTGCACTTGGTGCTGGTGAAGTTGCACAACGTATCTTTAAAGATTCTCAACAATTTGCCACCACGATGCGGCAGATTGCATCTAATCAACCTCAGTTGATGGATCAATTCTTGCTTGCTTATGAACTTACTGATGGTAAAATTGACACCATCATTAAAATGAATAAGTACATCAGTGAGATGACAACTGACCTCGGTAAAGGTATCATTAACCTGAACCCTGAGGTGCAGAATAAACTTGTCGCTGGTGTATGGTCTAACATTTACAATAGCATTCTTGGTATTGGCTCAAGTGTTAAAGCACTTGTCGGTAACTTTGGTGGTATTATTGCACAACCTACAGCACACTTTGCTGGTGCATTGATGTCTGCAGACTTGAAAGGTGTACAACGTGGATGGGTAGCCTACAGTTCTTTGGGAGAAACGCTGCAACGTGCACTGCCTTACGCTGGTGATGTTTTCATGCGTGCATCGCGTAACCCTGATTCTGTACGATCTGGCACACGTATTGATTTGCTGTTGCAATCAGAACGTGAAATGGAGTTCCTTAAAAAGGCTGCCATTACTCAAGCAGCTCAAGGTAACAATGGTTTGCAATACATTGTAAATCAAATTGAACTTCTTAACGACTTTGCTAAAGACCCTGTGTTGCGGTTTGGTCCTAATGCCATGACTGCAATGGACGGTATGACTGGTGTCTTTAATGCATCAGCAGAAGCCAGGTTCCGTGCTATGGACGAGCTGATTGCTTCTGGTAAACCTATTACTAAGGAAAACGTCAAACCTATTGCAGACAAATACTACAGCCAGATGTTTAATTCTGATGGTCTGCTGCAAGATGATGCGGTTAAGTATGCCACTTCTGAGATGGCACTTAATCTTGACACCCCTATGGCAAAAGGTCTTGATGACCTTACCAGGATCATCCCTGCTGCTAAACCGTTCATGATGTTCAACGCAACTTCAATGAACACTATTGACATTATGGGTAAGTATGGTCCTTGGGCACCTTTCCAACGTGATGTCAATGAGCTTGCTTATGTACCTCTTAACAACCTGTTGGCAGACGAAGCTCGTGTTACTGAATTGTTGAAAGCACGTAATTTTGACGTTGAGAACATGGACGTTATTGCCAAACAAGAGCGTCTTGCTGATCTTAAATATATGGCTCGTGGTCGTAAAGCTATTGGTACACTAGCAATGCTTGGTACCTATAACCTTGTCATGAATGACAGGATGACTGGTGATGGGTTTTATGACAAAGAGACTCAAATGGCTCGTGTTAAAAACTCTAACTGGCAACCACGTAGCATTAAAGGTCTAGATGGTAAGTATTATTCTTATGCTCAATTTGGACCGATTGCTGATTGGCTAGCACTTGTCGCTAACATTGGTGATAATTTCGACAGTCTTGGTGAAGCTAAGATGGAAAATCTAAGCCAAAAAATGGCTTTTATCCTAAGTGCCGCTATCACTAACCGTACCACTCTGTCTACTGTCAAACCTTTGATGGATATGACAAGTGGCAATGGTGCTGCTGTAAACCGTTGGGCTGCTGGTTTTGTTAACAGCCTCGGACCTATGGCTGCATTGCGTGGTGATTTTTCTCGTATTCTAAGTGAAGGTTTGTTAGAGGTTGAGTCAGATTTTATGTCTCAACTTAACAACCGAAACAGGTTTGTGGGCGCATTGTTTGACACTAGACAGCCTTTTGTCTATAGCCCTGTTACTGGCAAGAAACCTAATGGTTACGGAATGATGCAGCGTTTGTATAATGCTTACAGTCCTATCCCGATTCACCCTGAACAAAGTCCTGAGGAAAAATTCTTGCAGGAAGTTGAGTTTGACATCAATACTACGTTTAGAACTAAAGATGGTGTAAGGCTGCTCCCTGAAGAGCGGTCTGAATTGTTCCGTCTTATGGGTGAACGTGGTTATTTTAGGGATGCTATTAACGAGATTAGACGTGACGCTGGTGATTGGGACAGCATCCAAAAACTGCGGGAACTGCGGAGCCAAGGATTTAAGTCTGATGAGGTCGGACTAAAGCAGTGGCATGATATTCATGCTCGTTTGTCTGAAGCACGTCGATCTGCAGAAGACATTGCTTATGCTGAAATGGACGCAGATATGTATGCTGCTATTCAATTGAGGCAAGCTGAGAAAGATCTACGTGGTGAGTATTCTACAGCAGGTGAAGTATTTGATCCATCCATTCTTGAAACACGCAAGTAAAACTATTTAATTAATTATGTCGTGCACTGACGTACAAACAATTCAAGCAGGTAACGGGTCAAAGACACAGTTTTCTTTTGATTTCCCGTATATTTTTAAATCTGAAATCCACGTTTATTTCTGGAACGCTACAACTAAAGAATACGACGAAAAGCTCACGACTGATTCCACCTACCCCTGGCGCATTACTGATGCTAACCCCACTATTGTAGAGTTTACCAGTACTGCGCCTCCGTCTCCAGCCACCCCTGTTGACCCTGGTGAGCCCACTGTTGACAATGTAAAGATCCGTAGGATTACCAAGATTGACGACATCCGTGCTCTGTTCAATCCTGGATCGGCTATTCGGTCTGACGACCTTAATAACAACTTTGAGCAACTTCGGTATGCTATTGAAGAGGCAAACTGCCAAGGTATTCCAGATGATGTTGATCAATATCTGAAGGACTACTATTGGGATCGCTATGACAATACACTGTATGATGGCGATACCTGGGTCAGCAATGACACCAAAATTGCATCTACTGAGGCTATTGATGACCGAGTAGATAGTAAGATTGACACTGCTATTGAAGGTGACATCCTTGTAGATAGCACTGGTCTTAATAAAACTGCATCTGGTGGTCAGGTAACTATTGGCATTAGTGCTAATTCTGTTGATCTTGATCGTCTTAAAAACAGCGATATTATTAACAACGCAGAGCAGGATGCAGGGTCACCCTCTCCTACTGACACTAATATCTTTACCGCTCTTGCAGCCAAGACTCGTCACGATACACTGATCCAGACTGGTACACCAGCTGGTTCTACTTATCAAACTGGTAAGTTCTGGTATCAAAATGATGACGACAAAACCTTCCACGTGTGGACTGGTTCTGAGTGGGAAGGTATTACCTCTGGTGGTACGTTTACCAAACTTGAAAAGGTTATCTATGTTGACGCTATCAACGGTAATGATAACAACGATGGTCACCGACTCTCTACACCAAAGGCTAGTATTAAAGCTGCTGTACAAGCAATCAACTCTGATTCAACGTACGGTGATGGAAGCTGTGTGTTAGTGGCACCTGGTATTTATCAGGAAGCGGCACCTATTGACATCGAAAAACGTGATGTTGCAATTATTGGTGCTTCTGTCCGTAACGTTATTGTACACCCGACTGCTGCTACTGAAACCAACAGCCTGTTCCGTGTGAACAGCGGTACATACCTGCATAACATGACGTTTACGGGTATGAAGGCTAGCGGTACCCGTGGTGACACTGGATCCTTGTGGGAAGATTCTACTTATGGTCTTCCGCCTACACAAGGTTGGAACGTTTCGTTCTATCCCGACGCGATGATTTACAAATCGCCGTACGTCCAGAACTGTACTAACTTCTCTGATTCTGAGATTGACAACGATAACCTTGCTTTCTACTCAGGTGTAGAAGATAAAGGCAAGGCTGGTGACCTTGACTCTGCACCGACTGGTGGTGGTTTGTTGGTTGACGGTTCTGTACCTCACGACGATTCTCCTCTCCGGTCGATTGTCTGTGACAGCTATACCCACACCGGTCTAGATGCACCTGGTATTTTTGTTACCAACAACGGTTACATGCAGGCTACCAGTAGTTATGCATTCTTTAACCACTTCCATATTGCATGTTTTAACGGTGGTCAAGCTAACCTGGCAGCATCAACTTCTGACTTTGGTCGGTTCTCTTTGATTGCAGATGGTAAATCTACCAGTGAAATTTTCTCTGGTTCAGTAAAAGGTACACCTAGTTCTGGTGATATTACATTTACTGTTGATGGTGTTACAGCAGATTCAAGCTGGCATGGTTCGTCCTTGCGACCTGCTAGTAACATGCTGGTAGAGGTTGGTGGTAATCTTTACCCGATCCTTTCTTCTACTGTAGTTTCTGCTACTGAGTACACAGTTACTATTAGTCGTCCTGACTCTAGTGATCGTACTCAAAACCTTGGACTTTCAAACGCTCCTGCCGATAACTCTTCTGTTAAATTCTACCTTCGTTCTATGATTGCCTCTTCTGGGCATACCATGGAATATGTTGGTTCTGGTACTGACTATCGTGCTCTGCCTGAGTATGCAGCAGGAACTTATACCCTTGGCGCTGGTACAAGCCCCAACGGTGTTCACCAAGAATCTCATCAAAAAGTAGAACGTAATAACGGTAAAGTTTGGGCTGCTATTACTGACCACAACGGTAAATTCCGTGTTGGTGATACGTTTAGCGTGGATCAACAAAGTGGTTTTGTTAGCATTCCTGCAGGCGCATTGTCTGTTAATACTTTGTTGGAAAACCTGGATGTCAACGGTAAGAAGATTATTAGTGATTCTGGTAACGAAAACATTGTTATCAGCCCGCACGGTACAGGTACTGTAGACGTTGAGTCTAGCCGCATTACAAGTGTCAGTGATCCTACTGGTGCACAAGATGCTGCTACTAAGGCTTATGTAGACAGCCTGGAAACCGACCTGGTGGGTGGTCAGCTTGACAGTCGTTACTTCCGTCAAGACAGTACAGAAACTATTACTAGCGGTGCAACTTGGAGTAGCGCTGATACTCACATTGCAACTACTGCTGCTATTGATGCCCGTGTTATTGACCTTGTAGATGACGTTGGTGGTTTTGTTCCTATTGCTAATGAAACAAGCTTCCCGACTGCTAACCCAGATGTAAACGATGGTGCTGGTACACTAATCAGTATCAAAGAAATTGCAACCAGTCGTACACCGTCCAGCGGTACTGTAACCATTGCTAATGGCTCTGGTTCTAACACTGTGACCATTACTGGTTGTGGTACTACTGTATTGGCAGATGGTTATGGTGCGATTGTTGAAACTACTTCGACTCTCCATACCTATACCTTCCACCGTCTGACACCTCTGGCTACGGAAGTTACTACTGTTGCTTCTAACGTTTCTGATATTAGCACAGTTGCTACCGACATCGCTGATGTTAGTGCTGTCGCTACTGATATTGCTGACGTTCGTGCTGTACAAGACAATCTAACTGACATCGGTACTGTTGCAGGTATTTCTGCAAACGTTACCACTGTTGCTGGTATTTCTAGCAATGTAACCTCTGTCGCCAACGATGCTTCAGATATTGGTACTGTTGCAAGTGATATTAGCAATGTCAACACTGTTGCAGGTTCTATTAGTAACGTAAACACCGTTGCCACTAACATGAGCGGTGTCAATGATTTTGCTGCGCGTTATCGGGTTAGTGCATCTGCACCTACCACGTCTTTGGATGATGGTGACCTGTGGTTTGATACTACTAACGATACTCTCAAGATTTACGATGCGTCTTCTAGTGCCTGGGTTACTGGTGTAACTGATACCGCTGGTTTTGTTACCACCTCTGGTGCAACCATGACGGGTCAGCTCAACACCATTACTCCGACTTCTGGTGATAATGCAACCAACAAAACGTACGTTGATGGCACGATCGACTCTAAGATCGACACAGCGCTGACTAGCGATATTGTTGGTGGTACTGGTATCACTGTTAGTGACGATACACCTGCTAACGGACAGATTACTGTTGCTGTTACTGCTGGTTCTATTGGCGCTACGCAGCTTGCTAGTACTGCTGTTACTGCTGGTACTTATGGTGCAAGTCAGAGCGGTGTGCCGTCGTTTACTGTTGATGCTGATGGTCGCCTGACTGCGGCGAGCACGGATACCAGCCCGACGTTTGCTGGCGACTTATCTATTGAGGACAACAGCTACATCAGGGTTAGAGCCACTGGTGATAACAGCTCTACAGCAATCCAATTAGGTCACGATGGCACAGCTTCATTTAACGGCAACGTTACATTTAACGCCAACGTCGATCTGCAGGACAACGACAAGTTGCTGCTGGGCACTGATGATGACCTAGAGATTTTCCACAATGGTTCTAACGCTAAAATTATTAACGGCACAGGAAGAATAGACATAGAAACTGGCACTGGCAACATTGATCTTCTGGGCAAAGATGGCACAGAAGCCATGGCTAAGTTTATTCCTGACGGAGCAGTAGAGCTTTACCACGACAACTCCAAAAAACTTGAAACCAAATCAGACGGTGTAGACATTACTGGCGAACTGCAATGCGATAGCTTGGATGTTGATGGTACTACTCACGCCACCGGCGATATTACTGCGCAAGACTCAACAAACTACTACTCGCAGTTAGGTAATCAAGGTAGAATTATCCTGAAAGGCGGTGAAAGCGGTAATTTCCTTGAGGGTTACACAAACACCGGCACACAAACTGTAACGGTCACTAATGATGGCAAGTTGCTTCTGGGTACGACAACTGAAGGTGAAGCAAATGCTGATAATTTAACGCTTGCAGATTCCGCCGATTGTGGAATTACAATTCGCTCTGGATCTTCTAGCAAAGGAAAAATTCTATTTTCTGATGCTACCTCAGGTGCTGGAGAATATGATGGATATATTCAATATGAACAGAACAATAGAGTACTTAGATTCGGCACGGCGCAGGTAGAGCAAGCCCGTATAGATAGTTCGGGGCGCTTGCTGGTAAACCGTACATCTTCAACAGGCAGTGGCGAAGATATTCAAGACTCAAAAGGTGGTATCCGTTCCATCCCGCAAAACAGTAAAACCGCTGCTTACACACTTGTTATTGGTGATCTTGGTAAGCACATCAGTATTACGACTGGTGGTGTAACTGTCCCGTCTGGTGTTTTCTCAGCTGGTGATGCAGTTACGATTTACAATAACAGTAGTTCTGATCAAACCATAACGCAAGGTTCATCCGTGACACTTCGGAGTGCCGGAACGGCAGACACCGGCAACCGTACGTTGGCGCAACGCGGTATTTGTACGTTGCTTTGCGTTCAATCAAACGAGTTCGTTATTTCTGGTGCGGGGTTAAGCTGATGAGTATGCAACAGATGTTACTTGGTATTGGTGCAATAAAAAATGATGTTCACTTTGCGGTGACTCACAGAAATAGCCCATATGTAAGTGTATATCCATTTGACAATGGGTTTGGTACAAAAATATCAGACCCCTCAACTGCTATACCTGGTGATGGGAAAAGTGTGCAATTTAGCCCTGATAAAAAATTTATTGCTATAACCTGCCAAAGCTCCCCGTATGTACATGTTTACCACTGGAGCAATGATGGCTTTGGCGCAAAAGTTGCCGACCCTAGCACTGCTCTTCCGGGCATTCCTGATGATCTGCGCTGGAGTCCGGATGGAACTGTTATCGCGTTCGGTGCGAACAGCAGTGACGGCTCTGTCTATGCCTATGCTTGGAGCAGCAGTGGTTTTGGTAGTAAATACACAGGTATTCCAACTAGCACTTCTACTATAAGCACGGTTAGCGCAATTCGATGGTCTAATGATGGTAATTACATTTTAATTGGAGGCAATCCGAAACAAGCTTACGGCACAAGACTAGAAGCATACGCTTGGAGTAATAGCACTGGGTTTGGTACGAGATACACCCCAGGTACCAATCCTGACGACACAGTTACATCTATCCACTTCCATCCTGACGGAGATTATGTAGTGGTCGGACAAAGAGGAGCGACTACCTTCTGCAGAACATATCCTTGGAGTTCTAGTAGTCAATTTGGCAACAACATCACAGCTCCAGCAGGCAAATGGAATGATGATGTTCAGCAAGTACAATTTACTGCAGCAGGAAATGATGTTGCATTTGGAGGAGCTGCTAGCCCTTATGTTGCAGTTTGGCCGTGGACTGGCAGTGGTTACGGCACTAAATACTCCAACCCTTCTTCACTTCCTTCAGGATTTGTTTATGGACTTGGCATCGCACCAGATGACAGCGCCGTTGCTGTAGGCTCTACTTTTGGTGACAAAATGCAAGGATATCCGTTTACATCTGGAACGGGTTTAGGTACCAAATACGCCAATCCTGCTACCTTACCAGCTGGCAACTGTAGAAAAGCCGATTTTGCTTAAACAAATTTCACCCATATGGACAAATTAGAAACACTTAGCACTGCACTTGCAGCACGCGAAGAGGAAATTTTTAACTATCAAGTTAACATTGACAATTTTACGCTTGCTCTTGCTAAAATTAAAAAAGAACACGCAGGCAAGCGTGGTATGAAAGAATTCTCTAAGGATTTGACAAAACGTTTGGAAGAAACAAAGGTTGAACAGTTAAAGGCAATTATTATTAGAGACGTCTTAGCTGATCAATTAAACTCTATTGACTTTTAATTTATTTCTATTATGATTACTATTATCCGTCCTATCCTTTTTTCATTCCTTAACTCTGAAAAGGTTAAGCGTCTTGTTGTTGACCTTCTCTCCAAACTGGCAGAGCAAACTGACAATACTGTAGATGACGAAGCAGTGAAGTTCATCGAACGCGGTTTGTTCGGTGGACCCCTGGACTAATCCACCTGTATTACCTTCTCTAAGCCTTCCAGCAGCCCCTGAGCTGCCACAAGCGGTGCTGGAGGTACCAAGGGCTCAACTACCTAGTTACAAGCCCCTTGTAGTACCTCCTAACACCCTTAGACCACCACCAGGTATTCAGGGGGTAAATACAGAAGAGGAACCTTCTACAGAGGAGACAAAACCTACAGTTAAATCTGCCTTACCTCCAGAGGCACAGATAGTAGAGATTCCGTTTACGGACATTGAGGTACCTATGCCTACAACTACTATCATGACTACAGCAGCTACAACAGCATTTATTAGTGTTGCTGCCACCCTGACTGCTACGTCGTTGTTCAAATACATTGTAATGATACTCAAACCAGTATTCAAGCAAACATGGAACAAGATAACGAAAGGAAAGCAGGATTCATCAAATTTATCGTCCTCGTCTGGTCAGCAGGACTCCTGACTGCCAGTTATGCCGGATGGATGCCTAAGATGGATCCTACCTATGTAGCCAGTATTCTTAGTGGCACTCTTGCAACTTTCTCTATTACACGCGAAAAGAAACAATGAAAAAGCTTCTATTGCTTCTGCTTTTGGCTTCTCCAGCTGCAGCTCAACAGATTACGCCTAATTTTACACAGGGTAGTATGCAATCCACCACGACTACCACTGTAGACATCGATCGTACGATTGAGACAAACATCTATGGTGGTGATTATAAGTCATGGTCTGGAACAAATGTGACTCCCAGTGGGGATATCTTGAGCGATTCTACAACTTATTCAGTGACAACAGCCGGAGACCAGTTTCAACTGGAGACTGTGGTTCGGGACGCGGGAGTCGTGGAGAACATCGTAATCGAAGAGGTAATCGAATCAACCTCCACCACTACCTCGCTGTCTGTCTTCTCTCAGTAAGTCCAGCACTTGCTGCTGATGATCCAACAGTACAAAATAGTTCTAATCCCGTGGCAGCAGCTACGGGTAATGTAACAAATCAAGCCGTACAATTCCAAAACAATGGAGCACCATCTCGGCAATACTTCGCATCTAACAGCAGCTGTAATGGCGCTACGATGCAATTTAGCCCGTTTTACATGGGCAATGACACCATTCCTTATGAAACTTCTGGTTATGTTAGGAGTAACAACTGGGGTGCACAGCTTAATTTTAGTGTACCTCTGGATGGGTCAATGACTGAGCTATGTAAAAGCATAGCTAAAAAACACGAAGAAAAAATGCGTCTTGACTACGAACTTGTGAGGGCACTCAAATGCACCGAGATTATGAAAGCTGGGTTTATGTTTAGACCTGGTTCTCGTGTAGAAGTTCTGTGTCATGACGTTGTACCTATAGTGGCAGTAGAAAATGAGTGAAGCATTTGTTAGCCTAGCTGTTGCCGTTGTCGCTGGTGGCGCTGCTTTAAATAACAGATTACACAATCGAATAAACAGCGTCCATGAACGTATTAGTGCACTTGATCGTCGTCTTGACGGTATAGAGCTAACTGTTGCTTCTGACTACGTTAAAAAAGCCGAACTGGCTGATTTACTTAGCCGCATGGAAGATCATATGGTACGCATTGAAAACAAACTAGATCAAATCGTACTTAAAAATGCCTAAGAAAAAAGCTACAGAAGACCAGTTTAACGAGCTGCATAATCTTGTTACCAAGGAATTTCTTGCCCGTATTAAATCAGGTGAGGCTTCTACAGCTGATCTAAAAGCAGCTTGCGACTGGCTTAAGACGAATGACATCAGTGGTGTCGCCCTTGAGGGTAATCCGCTGTCTAAACTAGCGGCTGTTATGCCTACAGTTGATCCAGAACTTGTACAACGGAGACTGCATGGCTCGAACGTCTAAATATAAAGGCGCTAAATACGCCAACGGTAACTATAAGTCGTATCAAAAAAGGTACGACGCATCTAAAATGCAGATTAGAAAACGGTCTGCACTAAACAAAGAAAATAGAAAACGGGGAACCTATGGCAATGGTGACGGTAAAGATGTCTCACACAGAAAGAATGGTAAAACATTCCTTGAAAAAGCATCTAAAAACCGAGCACGTAAAGGCCGAGCATGATCCCGTTACTTCCAACTCCTGACGACTACCTTTTCAACTTAATAGTTATGACCTCTCCAGAAGCCAAGCGCCTGTGGAGGCGCTCTATTAAGGAACACTTTGACCATACATGTATTTATTGCGGAAAAACTTATGACCTTAGTCAGTTATCTATCGATCATGTTCATCCTAGGGCTCGCGGTGGGCAGGATGTCGCAACGAATGTCGTATGTGCCTGTACCCGTTGTAATCAGGAAAAAGGAAGTGCCAATGTCCTTGATTGGATGAGGCAAAAATTTGGAGTCAATAGGCTCCGTGAAAAAGTTTTATTGGAGCATATTGCTTAATGATTAACATAGAAAAAGGTTCTGTTAAACTTGGCACTTCTTTTGTAGAAAGTGTTAAACAAACGCTTGGTCAAACATATGAAGCAGTTAAAGAAGCAGTGCCTGTTGTTGGTCAAGTTGAAGAATTTTACGCTGGTAGCGAGGACCGTGCTAATACTAGATTACTAGAGCGCGGTTTTAGTCAAGAACAAATTGACGCTGCTAACGCTGAAAAACAGCAATACACTAAAACAGGTGAAGCTACCAGTCAATTTCTTGACACTGTAAGTGATGTTACAAACATTAACCGTGATCTTGTAGGCGCAGGCGCTGCTGTTCTTGAAAATTTAATTGAACCTGGATATGGTGGCGCGGTAGCATTTAAACGTGGCGCAGCAGCTTTTGAAATGAAAGATGTTACTAGACTGCAAAGGTCTGTAGCATCAGCCGCTGATCCTGCTCAAAATTATTATTTAACTATTACTGATCCCGAATTTATTGCACCCGGAGTTAAGCCAGGCATTGCTCAAACACCAGCTAACATTAAAGCTCGTGAAATGCTTGACAAATCTTTGGGGAGGTTAGATAAACGTAGGTCTGAATTAGATTCTATGTTAGAAAGTGGTGAAGTAGTTAAAGGTAGTAGTAAATTTGCTCGGCTTGATAAAAAAATTAGAGAAGAACGATACGGTGAAATGTCGTCTTTTTACAATAATTTAGATCAAGACCCTCCCGCATATAGGAAAAAAACCGACAAAAATATAGACCCTACCAATGAAACGGTAGTTTTAGAGCAACACCATCTAGCAGCTAAAGCACAAACCCAACCTTTTGTAGAAGTAATGCTTGAAGTTGGTGATCCGGATGACCTTGTAGCACTTCACGAGTATTCACGTATGCTTGGAGTTGTTATGGGGAATAGCCGTCTAAACATGCTAGACGCTCCTGGTCCTATTCACAGAGCTGCTTTAGCTAAAACTCAAACAGAAAAACTTGGAAACATCCATAGTGCATTTAGCACGGCAGGGATGGAGCCAAACAATAAATTTGTACAAAACCTTTTAAAAGACGCAAAAACATCTGATGATGTAATGCGTGTTTTTAGCCAATACGCTCGAGAGTATTTAATTCCTCAACAAAACATTGCTAAAAAAATTGTCAAAAACTATTTTGAAGATTATAAGGTTAATTTAACCGCATCTCAAAAAGCACGTTTTAATGAGCTAGTTTCTAAGGCTAATAAAGGTGGCGATTGAAAACTATGAATACACTAGACCTTTTACAAGGTGACTTCAAGCTCTTCCTGCAGGCTTTGTGGGCGGAGCTTGATCTACCCAACCCTACACGTGCGCAATATGCTATCGCAGACTATCTTCAACATGGACCTAAGCGTCTTCAGATACAGGCTTTCCGTGG